TTTTTTTTTTTTTTTTTTTTTTGATGACATGTCATCTGGGGACCAGCCCCCAGGTGACACTTATGTATCACCTGCTTGTAATGCAAAACCCCCCCACTTGGGAGGGGAAATCACTAGCTTCTAGTGAAGTCTCATGGAGATAAATCTCCCAAGCAGGGTCAACCCCGTACATCATATGAACACGGGTTGTGTGTCATGCGCACCACTGATTGTGGATTATTGCATTGATCAACTCTCGATCTGACACAGGTGTCGCACCGTTCCTGTTCTTCAGAGTCCCTTGATGGGCGGTTATCTTCAGAACGGAGAAAGCCTCCATTACGAGGCTTAACAAAGACTATCTTCAGAAGTCTTTGTCGACTGTCGCAAATATTCTGTGACGTTTAATCCCATCCACCCATTCTCATCATCTACTGGATCCTTTGCGTTCGTAAATTCAACGTCTGAAGGATCACAATAAATTGTGAGTTGAGTAGTAGGATTAAATGTTGCAGATGGGCATGTGATAACAGGAATCACAACATAGAGATAGCCTAAACGTGTCTCAGTGTTGCTACTGATAACAGGCTCCCATCTGTTAGGCGAACGCCACAGAACATCAACAAGAATTGGGGCTCCAGGAGCACCAGATACGCCATAAGCTGTATGCTGAAGCATGAAATCTGGTTTGGAGTATTCCCCAGCAGGAAGATCAAAATTCGACTGCATGATGTGATAGTTACCATTGACCCAAGTACTGTTGTTTATCATGAACTTGAGTTTTAGGTTACCACGCCATCTGTGATATCTTCCAGCATGCATATTGGTCCATCTTCCCATCAACGTGTTGTTAATGGGTATTTTTAGGATTCCAACGTCCGGACTGAACTGCATGCTGTGAACATATGTCCATCTCCTTTCGGAGTCGGTCACATTATCATCAGACGAGCGTTGCTCAGTTGTCGAAGTTTGCATGTAATTGCCTTCTTGTTGCTCAAACACTTCTGTTTGAGGATCAGCGATCAAGTGATGGTACTTGTAGCTACTTGCATTTTGAAAGAGTTGTATGTTGATTGGAACAGAAAAAGATCCGCTCAACACATGGAAATGCAAGTAGAGTGGTTGAGGAACCACTCCCGAGTCTACAGGTAACGAATTTTGCCAGTAAGGATGAAGGCAAAGTTCCCCTTGCTTGGGGTCGTATTCTACACCTGGCAATTGTAGTGCTTGTTGCAGAGTTAAGGTTGACTCTGGGTATTGCGTAATACGAAATAGTGACGTCGAAGCTGGTATCGATGCACTATTCACTTTGATAATAGGAGTGTGTGAGAAGAAAAGATGTCGTTTCCGGTCCTTTTCGCACATCTTCACAAGCGGATCATAAATGTTGAAAACATAAGAATCGCTCGTAGAGGAGAAGTTGTGCTTATCTATCAAGCTCCAATGAGTATCCACTCGACGAGTATGATCTCCCGTAGCCCCTTGGTCTTCTTCGGCAGTCTCTGATGACGAATTATATGAGTATTCAAACATTTGTTGTTCGTATCTAGATTCGTCTTTGGGTTCATCGACTAAAACTCTTAGGGACTTTTTGGGCTTTACTTTGAAATCATACTCTTTGAAGTACTCTGGTGTGAATTTACTAGGAATTATTCTTTCAGGTTGTACTGGGGTTATTTCGACATTGTTCGCTGAATCATGAATGATGTTTACTCTAATTGAAGAGATACTAGATAGTATGTAATCTATGGTACTATCTCCCCAACATAGGGCATATCGACTTTCGATCTCAAGGTTCATTAAAGCGGCAAATAGTTTGATGACAGAGTTATCATTTCTGAGATGTACAACTGCATCGACAAACGCATCTAAATCTGCTGTAATATCGAGCATGACATAGTACGGACTATCTGGATCAGAGACTGTGATTTTGTATGAGCTCTGACTTATGTCTAAATCTTTTGCCAAAGAATTCATGGAACAAGGTTGCAAAGTAGATCCCACTACAACTTTAGGAACATAGAGTTTCATATTCACAGGAGTACAGTAAGCGGATATTTCAAGAGGGGTAGCGAGGTCAGGTGCTGAAATAAGATCAGAAAGTTCAGAAATTACTACTTGATCGGGTAATGGATCGTCTGTTGCTCTATTGTACGAGTAATAAGTCCATGGAGTAAGGACATAAATCTCATTGTTCTCGGACGGATTCCATTCAAATCCTGCCAAGTTCCTCGGTTCTGAGATAGGCAATCCATCAGGATTGAACCCTACCCAGAAACGCTGTGACTGGAACAGTGGAGGTTTTGCAATGATTTTCCAACATACCAGAGTGGTATAATGGCGGAACATATTCATGAGATATTTGGTGCGATCACTGAAGTGTTCAGTTATTGTCGTCACACCATTTACTGTACTAGAGTTAGCAACTCCCCATACTTTACCAATTTCAGGCAAACTTACAGATGGAATATAGTCGCAAAACATATTATCAATCAATTCATCACTCATATGAATCACAGTCTTTTCACCAGAAGGCGTCATGACTTGTGATGTTAGACGAGAAGAATTGATCCCAACATTAGCTTCTACACTATCTATAGCTTGCTCAAAATTAGCTCCTTCTTTGGAGACAATTAATTCATGACCAGAGTTTTGGAACGTCTTGGTCGGCTTTGTCTTAGTAATAGGTTCTGCTTCCATAGGTCTTTGTTCAGTACTTTTAGCCGCTTCTTCTTCATCAATCCCCTCTTGCTGTTCAAACACAAATAATGACTTAAACTCATCATAAGAAAGCTTTGATGCTATGATCTTACAAAGGTCGAAGAAATATGAATGTTTCTTTCGTGATAGATGAACAAGTTCATCAATCACGTCAAACTGAGGAGATCCAACAGGATAGAAACTTCCATGCACCCAATCATATGCTAATATTTTATGACGCTGATTGCCATTAGCAAACAGATTTAAAGCAAAATTGAGTACATGTTCTTTTGAGATTGAGGAAATATTATGTCGTGCTAGGATAAGGGATGACAGAGTTTTTCTAGATACGGAAGTCAAAAGGAAGTCAAGGATGAAACTTTTTCTCAAGAGAAATGGAGATTGAAGTATCATCTGATGAAGAGTGTGTCCTGAGTACCAATCTTGTTTTGTTCCCACTTCAAAATAGTTATCACTTAATGCAACAACAATTTCATATGGAAGTCTTCCCACGTCTGTCACTCGAACATCGATGATATGTGGGATAGAACAATGGAAACAATACTCATAGGTAAACAGGGGTAGAGTAGACTGTTTATCAAACACTTGAATTTTTGTCATTGAAGATTCGTCACAACAAGAACATGGCCATTGCTGATCATTTTCTATTTTAAAGTCGAGTTCTTCATCTTTCAAATATTCAAGAGGTTCCAATTGCAAAAAAGCCCAAGGATGAACATCCATAACAGATCCGTTAGGTTTGTAGGATATCATAGCTTTTTCTATAGCACAACTTTTCATGGTGAATTCACCACAATAGTGGCACTGTGGACAATCTGGAACATAGATAGGACAGGTACGTGTTTCGTGTATAATGTCACACAACTCACATGGTGTGAGAAGTGGTGGCGGTCTGGTGATCCTCTGACACTCAACAGAATGGAAAATATCAAAGGACTTTGAAAGGCACGCAACACAATCACAATCAATATCAATTTCACGATGTTCTGCAATAGCAGTACTATCGCAAGCATAACACTGGGTGTGACGTGCGTTGCGGGAGGGTCGGGTCGGAGACCCGTTAAAGACATCAAAGAAATGATTCATCTTTAATATCATTAACGGTATGAGGCTTATTAGAGAATAGATCCGTCGATTCGGCCAAGGGCCATGCGACGGGCATCAGCATATGTTATGAACGAATTCAAATGCAATTTCTGATGCAGCGGCAATCTCTTGATCCCCGCTCTCATACTCCCAACAAATGAGGTGAAATACGGCTCTCCATGGAGCCCTGCCTCAAATGTTGCCTCTTTTAGCTGCTGAGAAATGGTTCCTAAATCGTTATCCTCGATCTGGCTCCAATTGAATTGTCCTTCAATCGAAGCTGTATCAAGGGGTGCGAGGTAGGTCGATCCAAGGGGCACGAAGCGTCTCTTCAAAAATGTCTTAGAAGACAATTGTGTAGAGATCTCCGTGCGTCCATCCTTAGCAGCAGTTGTGTACTCCTGGCCCAACTCTTCCATAACATCTGCAATTTTTGCAAATGTATATGGTGAGTAATCGGGGGTCGTGAACAGTACGTCGTCGCCAAAACAGGTGAAACCAACTTGATCCTGGAACAAGCTCAGTGACAACTGTCCTGTAATCTTTCTGAAGGCATACCAATGATATAACAGATTGATAATACAGTTAAAGACAGTCGTGAGCGGGTTTCCCGATGGGTTTCCATGCTTGAAGAGGTGGATGTTCGTCTCGGTTACTTGAAAAGTCTCTTTGACTTCCGAGAGAAGCACTCTCATCAGCGTGTCGTTGTGGGCATCATCAATAACATTAACTATAATGTCAATGACGGCCTGTTGAACGTCACGTCTTTGGTTTCCGTCGTATGATCCAAAATCGGCGTCGTGGAAATGCGTGCCTTTCTCTTGGAGATCCTGGACAAGAGTTGTCCACTCAAAAGAGGTTGGGTTGATCCCAACAGAGTGGAACAGCTGGCGTCTGTTCTTCTGGAATTGATCTTTGAACTTTCCAAACCATTTGCGAAAGAGATAAACTGACTCGAACGGCGCAGCAGTAAAGGCGCGGGTCTTACCAATATTCACTTTCTCGATGGGTCTAGTTTCATCTTTGAGACAATTCTTCCAGAGGGAAAGAGTTCGGTATCCTTTAGAGGCAAGCATCTCTTTATCTGCGATACAAGATCTTAGATAAGTAGCATGTTCAGTGTCTCCTAAAGTATAACGGTTTCCAGAATCAGCTTCACGTTTGTCACAGTAGGCATTCTTCTTTTTGCCCTTTGTCTTTCCGAGTCGAGACCAAGGTTCACCTGCGCTAGTACGCAAGTCAATTCCCTTGGATTCGATATCGTATTCGATTCCGGACAAAGTTTCTTCTTCAGTCATTGGGCTCAAATCTTTACCATCGAGAACCTCTCGATAATGATTGGTAAGTTGTTCGGCCATGTCCTTGAGGTGCTCTTCAAAATCGACATCTTGGGGTATGAACTTATCATACTTTCCAAGTTGGGTAGCGAGAATTGAAGGCTTTCCGAATGCATTGGTCTTCAACTTAGACTTATCGGGCACGTCCTTATCTTGAAGGATGGCCGGGCAAGTCTTCGGTTCGAATGTTCCGTGGAGAAGGTGCGGGGTTAGGGATGATTCAGTGGCAGGGGTCGCAAGGAAGTCGTATTCCCCAATATAGTCGATGTTTTCGAACTGATACTTGGGGAAATCGGCTACCTTGTTGCACAGGCTAAGGTGATCTACAACAGGGAAGTCTGTGTCACAGTCAATAAGCTCATGTTTTAGCTCTTGTTCACTGTATTCTTCTTCATTGCATGTGTCGGTCATGAGCTTGTCTAGCAGCTCCTTTGTCAAAAGAGCGCTAAATGACTCAGCCCGACCACCAAGGATGTGCATACCAATGATCTTCGAAGTCAGAGACTTGTCTATGGCAATAAGAGGAGATCCACAGTCACCTGCTAGAGTCTGAGCTCCAAGCAGGCCCATTGGGTTCCTTATGCCATTGACAAGCCATAAGTCTTCGAAGTTCTGATGAATTCCGGTCGTCAGGGGTACAATCCGCTTCTTGCAAAAGTCAACTGCTGTAACTTGAAACATGTTAGCGGAAGGGATGTACTGCAATGCCTGTGATCCAATGTGGAGGCGGTGTGCAGTGATCTCACTCTCTGAGATTGTGTGACGATATAGAGTATCGTCAAAGGCATTCCCGGTAAACTTCCAGCAACAAACGTCCTTGCGGGCATCAAGCCGGATGAACTCGAGAGGATAAATCCTCTCAATAGTCTCACCATTGACTCTCTCAGTCCTCTTGAAGTAATGATACTCTGAGAGGGCCTTGAAGTAGTGAGCGGGAGTAAAGATGAAATTCTTGTAGCCAAGTCCGTGTACGAAAGCGCCATTTTGTCCTCTGTAGCATTTCACCAATGAATGGTCTACGATCTTACGTTGTAAGACCATAGCCATTTGGTCGGCTGCCATTTCCTGTTGAAATTGTTCAGGGACAAACTTTTGCTTTGGCAGGGTCCGCTTCGAATTATCAGATTCTTCAACACGAATCTTCTCTTTTGCCTTTTGGCGCTGAGAGTTATCGCTCTCTTCAATTCTGACAGTCCGTTTAGCCTTTCCTTGTTTTGAGTTGTCAGATTCCTCAAGTCGAATGCCTCGTTTAGCCTTACCACGGACAGATGTATCACTATCTTCTTCGGAAAGAAGATTAGCGAAACAGGTGTCGGTAAAGCCAAGGTCACGGGCAGTCAAAGCGAAAAATCTGATCTCGCGGTCGTCAACTTCTTCTTCCATGCTGCGATGGCCACATTTCTCGTCTATGCAAGATGCACAGCCGGTACAAAGGGCCCTCTCAACACGGGGAATGATCTTTGCAAATGCCTCACACTGGCTTGTGTGGGTGTTCCTGATCCATCCTCTGGAACAGTGCTTTTTGCAATACGCTTCATGGACGTTCGTGTGGGGGATGGTGCGGAGGGTCTGGTAGCAGTTTGAGCAAGGAGCTTGAGAGCGAAGGTAAAATAGCTTGATCTGGTAGTATCCAAAGATGACTACGAAGATCAAAACATTAATCCAAATGCTATTCAAGAAACACCCAATGCCGATGGTCAGGAGAGAGGCGATGATTGACTCATCAGAAAACCCAAAGAGTTTTCCAATGAGCCAAACAGCGATTTCGGTGATCTTCAATGGAACGGCGTAGACATATTCAAAAGCTTTGAGATATGCACTAACTCCAGCCCAGAACCATGAATGCAAGAGAGGATACACTTTCGTGAACATCCTCTCAAACATCTCGTAATACTTGTAGTACCACGGTTTCTCAAAGTTCGGGTGATCGTCTTCCTGGTCATCATCATCTTCCGAAAGAGGTACTGTCATGAATCGAGTTGTGTAAATCGATCCATTCAAATTCATCCAACCAAGATGAGCATCTATTACACCAAAGTTTTGTTGTAATAGAAGTTCATCTCGGCCAGCTGCCTCTTTTAGAGAACCTAGGATTTGAACGGTATTATCAACTCCAAAGATCGAAAATTCGGTCAAAGGAATCAACCTACCATCCAAAGTACCTTTAGTTCTTCGCAAAAGCCGGACGAGGTGGGCGGGTGCATTCTGCCATACATCAGAGATCTTCGCTGGCAAGCGATGGGAACGAGAAATCTCGCTCCACTTGCGGAGGAAAGTCTCTTCGTCAATTTCCTCAAAGTCATGGGAAACCTGTTCGGTAAAACCGGACTGGCGCATGAAGTAATCTTCTTTGGCTTTGAGGGAGTCAAGGATGTAGTCAAGTAGCTGGGTCAAGGACATGCGGGTTCCCGGTTGGCGGTTATTGAATGCGGTTCCAGTACGCCACATCTCAATATCGAGATGAGCAAAGCTGGAATCGAATCCATGAACTTCCTGTCCGTTATGCGTGAATTGAATCACATTGAAACGGCGGGTCAAGGCGGTGAGTTCCACAATTGTCCTCGATTGATTCGGGAATCTATTACAAGATCCAACGAGCAATCGAGAACAATAAGGAGTTCCCTTGGTAGAAAGTTCAGCCTGTCGGGTCGGGAAGTTGGAGGAAGAAATGAAGTTGATGAAGTCAAGGTGGTCGGCATGGGTTGCATCCTGGAACATGTCATCAACCATGTGGATCTCTTGTCCACCATAACCCTGATGATACTGGTCCCTTGTATTCTGGAACCATTGACGCCATTCGTCAATATCATCAAGGCCTTCCCAAGCAAGGTCGTCATCTAGTTGCCTTTCATGGTATCGCTCTGCCAGCAACTTTGGCAAAGCGGTTTGGAAAGTCGATTTTCCAATTCCAGCTGCTCCAAGCAACGCCAGAGCGATTGGTTCTACGCGATATCCCTCAAGGGATCGCATAGACTCAATCGTCCTAGACATCGCCTGGTAGCGGGTAGAGAGGGACATGACTTCTTGTGCAAAAGTCGTTTCCCTAAGACAAGCGTACACACCACAGGACACTTCAGACTTGATTTTGTTCAAGGTCTGATAGCGTTTCTGGAAGTGGGTGTACCACTTGTTCCGCTGGAATTTTGCAGGGGTCGTCGCCAGGAGGGTCTCGAAGACTATTGCATCGGCAATGACTTCAGTGAGTTCTTGACGAATGCGCTTGACAGCAGCACTCTTCTCACTTTGGTAAAGACCCATTTCCTCCATAGCATCAAGAGCCATGTCAATGATTTTCTGCATGGCTTCGGCTTCACGGGTGGCTTTGAATAAACCCATGGAGTCGTTGGTCATAATCTTGGAGGGGGAATAAGGTCCGAGAAACGAGGCTAGCAATCCAACAGCCTTAAGAGTTTTATCATAGGCTTGTTGGGTGTAACCGCCTGACCACATATTGGTCAGACGATCATAGATCGCGGTGTTGAGTCCGAAAAGAGAGCTCAAGCTTGCAAGATGGGCAAGAGTTGAGATCTTTGACTCAGACGCAACGAGTCCTGCCAGGTTGAGGCCAATGGCAGTGGGGTTGGCGCGCATATTCTGCATGATGGTAGCAGCGTTGGCGCCGATTGTCCCTAGAGTGGGAGCAGAACCGAGCAGACATTCTGCTGCATCCTCGAACTTCTCGGAGACGCTCTCACAATGTGAGACGGTACGTTTGACACTTTCAGCGATATCGGGGAGATCGTTGAGAGTCTCGGAGAAAGCCGCCACGTTTTGCGTGAGGCTTTCAAGGTTGGATCCAGCCGCTTGCATGGATCCGAAGAAGGAATGGATGCTTTCAAACATCTGCTGCTCATAAACAGGAGGTCTATCAGAGTCTAGAGCAGCTTCATGTGTAATCATGGCATCGAGATTCTCCCTATTGATTTTATACAGTTTCTTCTGTTTCTTCCAGCCTCCTCCTAAATAAATATGGAAGTTATCTAGGACTTTGATGAGCGAATTGACATCGTACTTGCGAACTATCTTACGCAAGAAGGAAATCGTGTCAAAGCGATCATCAGGAGAGAGGGAGACAAGAAGGGCTTGTAGACTCTCGTTCATGTCCAAAAGGGACACGAAGTCATAGAGACTATAATGCTCAAACGCCTCTTGGAAAAGAGGGGTGAGCTGCCGATAAGCGGCTTTAGCGTCTTTCGCTATCATGATAGATCTCATAGAAGGGACAGAGATCAAGTTCTTCTCCTCGAAGATAGTGACAAGATGACTCCAAAGAGTCATCGAGTTACGGGTTTGGGAGTTGTTGGAGAGTGTACTAAAGGTAGCCATACGGTATGTGCGCTCTACATGCCTAGTTAAATTTCAGCATTGTAATATGATCTTATCTTAGTTGTCCGCGACGAAATGGACTAACAGTCGAGAGATTTTAGCAAAGAGTCTTTGATTATTCACAACAAAATAGTATACAAGTAGGTCCTACTTGCATCTAACGTTATTTGTAAACTAATCAATGACTAATTCTAACGCCTCTTATCTAAGATAGTATTCATAAAACAGGCTTCTAGGTCTTACAATCGAACGGAACTTCAGTACCCAAGAGTGTCGTTAACTAGTTAACTCTTGGGGGACAATTTTCGTCATCGATAGTAGGAGGATGTCTTAAAAGACTTGCTGAAGGGGAATGAGACCACTCTACAGCGTCAATTCTAAAACAAGATAAAGGAAATATAAATAGTAGAAGAGAAAGATACAGACTAAAAGTTAATAACATGTATTAGAGAGGCAAATAAATCTGCACTAAATGTCTCTCAGAACGAAAACAAACATATAAATGTGTAGACGAACAAAGTAAAATGTGTAAACATAGTGTATGATGAAAATTATCAAATTGCTAGTCCAAGACTAACCACCCATAGGAGTGCAACAAGATGATATTTCATGTGTGGTCTTTTTGCTAATCAAAAAGGTGTGTAAAATGGTGGCGATGCAAGCTTTCACAAATACATCGCCCTAAATAGGTAGGGATAAATTGGGGGTTGGGAATTCTCTTTTAAAACGCCAATCTCAACGGCAAGACAGCTAGTAGCGTGACAAGCATATGAGATCCACCAAGGTGTAGGTCTACCCATTCCGGGCCTAGTCTCAGATTCAGGGAAAACACTACTAATCCCGTATCTGGACGTCAGAGACATATGCCCTAAGGAACTCAAGAGAGACTCAAGATATGTTACAAAGGGGGATGAATACTGGACGATTTCAGTTTTCCTAACAATCAATCGGATTAACACAAGTGGAGAGCAAGAGTGACTTGATGCAAATGTGCAAACCTCCGAAGGGGAGGGACTACGTTTTCCGGAGAGAGATCCGGATCAAAATATGATATAAGTTGGTATTAAAACCAACTTATA